TTTTCTTTAGATACAAGTGTTATAACATCACCTAAATTATAACTTAATATATCTTTATAATCTTCTTTACTTATATTGGCTAAATCTATTATAGTTGCACTATAAGCTCTATAAGGTTTAGATAATTCATCTAACTTAGCTTCAGCATCTTCCGTTAAACTTTCTATATTCGTATATCTTTCATCTTTCCAAATATAAGTTTTGATTTTGTTTGAATACTGAAAGTTTTCTAAAGTTACTTTTAGATTATCTTTTCCTTTGGCTATTATCCTAGTATAAAAATCATATGAATCACTTTGTACACTTAAATCTTTTAAATTTAGAGAGTCTAAAAAATAAACTCCTTTATCAATTCCACGTTTTTCATAGATATTTACTTTTTTATTTAAAGTATCAAACTCTAATTCACATCTATAAACCTTACGAGCTTCCTGGATAATATCCCAGCTACTTGAATTAGTTTTCCTTACTGTTCTTCTTCTAGTTACATCACAAGTTCCTACTATCCATCCAGTACCAGCTAAGGCTAGATTTATACAATCTGTGATTGTTTCATTAGTAGTATCAAACAATTCAAATACTTTACCCTCTAAATCTTCTACATTAAGCTTAGCTTTTATTGATTTCCAATTTCCTTGCGTAGATACTTCCTTTATTACAAACTCATCAGTTTTATTTCTTATATATCCTTCTTCTTTTATTTCTTTAGATAAATTTAAAGGATATAAAAAAGAGAGTGTTTTATCTCCTGTAGATAACTCACTCTCTATGCAATAATCTTTATATTGTTTTAATCCTTGTAATTTATTTTTAGTTAATCCATAAAGCTGTAAAATAAAAACACCTCCTTTTTTAAATTTTTAGGAGATGTTATTCTTCTATCATAAAATCTATTGCAGATAATTCAGCTGGAGAAATATTATAATCAGAATTTAATAAATCATCTAGCTTTATCATGTGTATATCCATTTCATTTTCTATGGATAACAACTCTTTTATATCTCTATTATAATCTTCAATATGTTCTTCTTTTAAAGGCACATTTCCATTTTCGCCAACTTTTAGTTTACCTTCTTTATCTTTTTCACCATATTTGTTAACAAGTTTAGCCTTTTCAGTATTATAAACTTTTAATTCGCTTTCTATCTTATTTACATTTTTAGAAATAGCATATGCAACCTTTATTGGTAATTGAGCATTATTTAATTTACTTAATGCATTAATTGTATTTACTATTCTTTCATTGCTTAAATTTAATTTCATAATTATATTTCCACCTTTCTTACTCTGTAACCTTAGTTAATTCATCTTCCATTTCATAAACTTTATTTTTAAATTCTGCTATATCTGCTCTTACTTGTGCTTTATTTGCGTTATAAACTTCTTGATTAGTAATAGTTTCATTTACATTTGCACCATTTCCTCCATCTGTAGAAATACTAGCACTCATGTAAGCAACTTGTACTCCATCAATTTTACTTATTCCTGTTAAAGTTATATTTTTATTTACTTCTAACATATTTAATCATCCTTTCTTTTAAATATATCTTGGCTTGTACTTTATTTTTATATCACAATTATTTTTATTAACTGTAATTGTATTTGTTCCTGGATTTAATCTTGGGAAATCCCACATATCAGTATCACCATATTTATTCATTCCATCTACAGTTACCTTCTGTAATTCTCCATCTAAAACAACAGTTTTATTAGCAGTTAAATTTTTTATTATTATTGGATCATCAGCTAAACCTTCTAAAGTTATATCTGCTAAATTTACATTTGGAGTTATTTCCAATATAGCTGGAGTTATATCCGTACCATCATTATTTATTGTAAACTCTTCTAAGCTATTAAAATTAAGTTTTTTTTCTTCAGCGTATTCGTAACAGATAAAATTTAAATTAACAAATAGCCACTCATCTATTTTACTTTCTTCTCTATTACTACTTTCGTAGTAGCAGTGATAGTAGTGTTCTAAGTTCTTAAATTTAATATCGCACTCACTCACCTGTGCCATAAACCTACTTATTTTATTATTTACTTCATTCCTAGTACTACCTTCAAATAAAAGTTTTAAATTTAAAGGCTTAAAGCCTTTATTTTCTCCTATTACTAAAGGTTTAGATGCATTAAGTAGCCATGTTGCACTTTTAACTATAGGAGAATCAGAAAAACTCTTAGATTGTACTTTTCCACCAAATTCACTTATATTAATGTTGTTAATAATCATTACCTAATCCTCCTACCTTGCCAAGCTAAATTTTGAGACACCGTAGATATTAACTCTTGGCCATCTAGCATATTATTTATTACTGGCTCTATCTTTAAATTAGAAATTTCTTGTGCAACTGTTTTAGCTATTATTTCAGCCATTTCTTTATAATTAATATTTGTATTTGTAGGTTTTGGAGCTTCTTTAACTACAGTTTTAGCTACTACATCCATAATTGGATTTTGTGAAGAATAAAAACTAGGACTTAATTCCATAGTGCTAAATTCAGCAGGCATAGCTCTCATATTTTGAATATTAGGAATAGCCCCACCTTGATAATAAGTAGATTCTGGCATTGCCATTCTTCCTCCTGGAATAGCCCCACCACCTACGATAGTTGAATTTTTATTAACATTAACCCAAATAGTTTTAGATTTAGGAAGATTATTTATAGCAGTTGCTACATCGTTAATTTCATTTTTTGTGGTCTTCGCATTACTCTTAATCTCCATGGGCTGTCCATTTATATTTAATATAGCCTTATAAGTTCCATCTGTTTCTTTAGTTACAGACTCTAGAGATCCCACAACTTCATTATTAGAATCCTTTATGTCACTTCCAGAAATTCTAAAATCATTAGTAGTGGCTTCGATTTGAGATTGCATATCTCTTTGAGCATTTTCAAATTCTTTTACCATCTTTTTCGTATCTTTTGCTATTTCTTCATTTAAACCACCCATTTCACCCGAATAGGTATCATATGTTCCTATTATTTTACCTGTAGTGCTATCTACATTTACTAATACATCCCTAAAAGTTTGGTCATTTTCGTTATAGAGTTTATATAAACCAGTCGTTGTAATACCTTCTAATTCTTTATAATAAGAAGAATGAGTACTTAACATTTCAGCACATTTAGCTCCTTGTTTGGTTAGAATTTTACCATTGCTTTCATCTATTCTACCTTCAAGATTAGAATTTTCAGCCGTAACAATTCCTAGGCAATCTGTGAAATATTGTTCCCATGTTGCTATTTCACTTCTTTTAGACTCTTGTAAATTTAATATTTCTTGTTCTGCGGCCGTTCTAGTAGCTTCATCCATAGCATCAAGATTTCCTTGCAACAATTCAATTTGAGTATCATAGATGGCCGCTTTTTGTAAAATTTGTTCATCCGCATAAGCTCTTTGCTGTTGTAGATACTCAGATGCCGATTCTGCATCCATTGTAGCCACTCTATTTTTAAAATCATTTTTTGCAAATATAAGCTCTTCATTTGTAGTAGCTATATTTTGTAACTGTATTTCTCTTATTCTTTGTTCTTTAGCTTGTATATCTGCAATTTCTTGTTCATCAAAACTTCTTCCATCTTCCAAAACTTTTTGTTTAATTGTATTAATATCATTTCTAAGTTGTTCAACTTCTGTTATAGAAGTAGTTGCCACTTTCTCAAAGTGTTGTAATATCAATGTTTCATTTTCTGATAAAGTTCCATCTACTGCAAATAGTTCTTTAAGTCCTTGTTGTTGCTCCTCTTTACGAGAGTTAATAGTTGCTATTGTAGTATCTACTAAAGTATTTACCCTTTCATTTAAAGCCGCACTTTCTTCGGCAGAAAAAACTCCATCTAAATTAATTTCTCTTAAAGCAATACTAAAATCCTGGGAGCCTTTAGTTGCTTCATCTACAGCATTTTTAAATTCATTGCTAAACGAATCGCTTAACTCATCTAGCACTAGCCCTTTTTCTTTTAATGCTTTTGTACTTTCAAATGTTTTACCCGTAAATGTAGCTATAACTTTTTCAAATAAGCTCAAATCTTCCTTTGCCCTTATACAACTCGAGTTGGCCAACTCTTGGTTAGTTTTATAAACTGCTACCCCTGTTGCTAATGCTCCAACAGCAGCAGTAATTCCAATCGTAACTGGATTTAAGGATAATAATCCACTTGTAAACTTCGCTAAAGTTCCTGTAACTCCGCCTATTTTAGTACCAGTAGTTCCAAGAGTTTTAACAAATTTACTTAAATCTACTTTACCAAGAGCAGTATTAAAAAGTCCTGTTTCTTTAGAAGCCTCCGCAAATTTACTTATAAATGTACTTGTTTTGCTTGTAACTTTAGAAAATAAGCTTATAGTATCCCCTATTCCTCTACTTAAAGAACCTATTCCTTTTAGTAAAGTTCCACTTGCTACAGACATAAGCCCGAATTTTATAATACTTTTTTGCGTTCCCTCATCTAAACTACCAAACCACTCAATAGCTTTGCTTAAATAGCCTATCAAGTCATTTATATGTGGTAATAAGTGTTCACCTAATTGAATACCTAACCCCTCTAAGGCTGATTTCATTTTTTCAATATTACCTTTAGTATTATCTTTCATAGTTTCAGCCATTGACAATAAAGAGCCATCTGCATTAGATACAGAGTTGTATAAATCACCGTATTCCTCATCAAGCCCACTTAATAACGCCATAAGTGTATCTATTTGAGTTTTACCACCTATCATAGAAGCAAATTGTTGTCTTTGTTCTTCTGTGCATTCACTAAGCCGTTTCTTTAAATCTCTTAAAGTTACAGTAACGCCCCTAAAGTTTCCATCAGTATCGTAAGCACTAACCCCAAGAGCTTCAAGTCCATCTCTAGCCTGTCCACTAACCCCCATAAGGTTTATTAATACAGAGTTAAGAGATGTCCCACTCTCTGCCCCTTTTATCCCTCTATTGGCTAGTATCCCTAAGAGAGTTGCTGACTCTTCTAACGGCGTATTAAGTTCTTTAAAGATACCTCCACAACTAATATAAGCATCCATCATATCAAGTGCCGAGGTGTTGGCTGAAGCTTGAGTCTTTGCAACTATATCCAAGTATCCGGATAAGTCCTCAACTTTTACACCTAAACTTGACATGGAATCTGTCACTAAATCGGAAGTTCGTCCAAGGTCTGCATTAGCTACTTCACTCATTCTAAGTATCGGCTCTAATCCTGTTAACATTTGTTGAGTATCCCAACCAGCTAATGCCATATATTGCAAGGCATTAGCACTATCTGTAGCACTTTTAGAGGTTTTTGCCCCCATTTCCTTAGCCTTTTCAGTTAAAAGCTCAAGATCCTTCCCTGTTGCTCCACTTGTAGCCTGTACCTCACTCATAGCACTTTCAAAGTCTATTGACACTTTAGTTGCATAACCACTTAAAGCCAGTATTGGAGAGCCTAAAGCTACTAGCTTATTCCCTACCTTGTCAGCTCCATCTCCAAAATTCCTAAACCTTTGAGCTGTTTCCTCCATTTTCTCGGACATTTCCTCAAGTTTGTGGGCATAGTCCTGTAAGTGCTTAGTTTGTAAGTTCCCTTGGACCTCTAATAAACTTCTACTTAGTTGTTGTAATTCATTTTCTGTTAAATTTATATTTCTTTCAGCATCTCTTAATTGTTGCTCATACTTATTTAGCTGATTTGTAACTCTTTCTATAGCTTTTTCGTTATCACCTTCGGTATTATTAAGCTCTTCAAGTTCAGCTTTCTTTTTTTCTATCCCTTCTACAGCCTGTTGCATTTGAATCTTATAAGCAGACATTTTAGCTCCTACGGCTTGTAGTTTTTGACTTAAAAGCTCTTGTTGCTTTTGTAAAGAAGCTGTTCCATTTTCATATGTTTTACTAGAATTGGTTGCCGTTTTAAATTCTTTATCTAAATACTTTATTTCTTTATTTAAAGCTGTTATTTGTGCTCTTGCACCCTTATCCTTAACACCAAGGGTGACTAATAAATCTTCACTCAATAGATTCCCCCCCTTAGAAGTCACAGCCTTTAAGGGTTTTAGTTTCACCCTGTACAAAGGTCTGTTCTTTTTTATCTTTAGAATTTCTAGGAGTAAGAGTTTTGTAATGAATATTTATTTGACTAAACAATTTCCTAGGAGTTGACTTCCAAAAATCATCATCACTTTTCTTTAATACGGTTGTATAAATATAGTAAAGATAATCTAAGTCAATATCCTCTTTAACATTACTTACTTTTTTCCAGTCTTAACAGCTCCATTGCTTTGTGGCATAGAACTAGTAACAATCTCTATTACATCCCATGCATGATTTAATAGTAAATATAAAATATCCATCTCATAAATTGTTTTACCTATGGGTTCATTTGGTTTTTCTTTTTTTCTAATTGTAGCTCCCATAAAGCCTAATGTGATCTCATCATCAAATTGCCCCAATTTAGCCGAACTTTGTAAAAAGCTATTCCCTGTAAGTTCCTTATATACAGGTATACTTCTCATATCAAAAGTCATTATGTAGTCCTGGCCATTTATTTTAAATTCTTTTACTTTTTTAACAAGATTCATAATTTTTCTTCCTCCTAAAAATTAAAAGAGAGTTTTTAAACTCCCTTTTTTACCTCTTTCTTTTCTTTTATTTCATAAACTTCCATAGATTCTTCTGAAGTTCCATTTGGCATTTGAACAGTTTTAAAGAAATTTTCTATATCAGTTGGCTTAATTTCTTTATCATCTGAGTTAAAGCTCATTTCTAAAATACCATTTGGTAATGGTATTGCTTTACCAGTTAAACTAACACTATCAAAAGAAATGGATTCACCAACAGTTGTATTTTCTCTACCGTCTTTCGCTAAGGTTACATTGTAATAAACAAAATACGTGCTAGTTTCATCCGAGTTTGTTTGTTCATATAAAACTGCAAAAGAAGGTTGTGCATCTCCAGTTGTAGTTACTGTTTTCCCTCCTATTCTCTTTTTACCACTTATTAAAGCATCATCTTCTGGTGTAAATTGTGCTAATGTTATAGCTAAATCTATAAAAGCTGGCTTCTTTTTATTTGTGTCAATTTGGTTATCGCTGTAAGCTGTAGCTTCAGCATAGTTTTCAGTTGAAGATAATGACTCTAAGCCTACTAATCTTCTAGGGGGTGCATATGTTGGAACTCCAGATGCATCTATTGTTAATTTTGCTATATGTAGATTCCTACATCCTTCAGCTCTTTTCAT